AGGAGATGGAAAGATATTTGTAGCCGACGCTATAAGTACAACAACATATGAGTATGAGAAAATCATGGTCACATGGAAACCAGCACTCTTATACGATCTAAGAACTGGGGACGCTAGCGCAGAAGAATGTGTGTACCATGAGATTATTCATGGTCTAACACAAGAGATATATAATATCTCATTAAACAGGTTCGCAACAGAAGAGCAATGTAGAGAAGCAATAGAAAGATTAACGCAAAGAATTACTAGAATAATATGTATTCTGAAATAAAGAAAGACGAAGACATTAAAGGTATAAAGTTCTGGCAGAATCCTGGTAATAAGTTCTACGTTTTAATGCTCCATTATTCTTGTGATAAAGACAAGGATCCAGAACGAGATGGTAAAAAATGGTACGACAAAGAAAGAGAGGGCGCACCAAAAGCTGTTTGGAGTAAAGAGTATGAGATAGACTTTACTACAAAAGCTGGTAAATTAGTTTATGGCCCAGAGTACTGTGACTTCAATACAGACGTACACTTTGTTAACTCATTTGACGTCGATGACTGTGAATTATTCATGGCTATGGACTTCGGACAGAGGAATCCAAACTGTGCACTGATAGGAGCTCTTACTAGAGATAACCGGGTGTATATAATAGACGAGTACTATAATCCATCAATACCTAGTGTTGCAAGCAGAGAGATGTTTGACAAGTTCGGGTATTTAATGCATGGATATAGCAGTAGTCTAAATATCGGACAGAAAAAGATACTAGCAGATAATACCTTTCAAGAAAAGGTTATCGACCCATCAACAGCACATAAAAATAGAACGAAGATCATTGAAGGAGAAGAGGTCGAATACTCGGTTATAGAAGACTTTGATGATAACGGATGGGAGTTTAGCAAAGCGAGTAATGACTGGGACGCAGGAGTTACTAGGGTGAGAGAATATATGACTATAGACGAGACTGGGGAACCATTTCTAACTATATTCGAAGACAAGTGCCCAAACTTATCGTGGGAGATAAGACATTATAGATATCAAGAGAATACTGAAAAAACAGATAGACTCAAAAATGAACCAGAAAAGCCAGTCAAGAAAAATGACCATGGCATGGATGCATTAAGATATCTCATGATGACAAGGCCTACAAAGCCTAAGACAGCAGAAAAGAAGTTGACAAAAATACAAAAAGATATTCAACAATTATTAAGACCCAAGATCATAAACGATTTTGATGTAACATAAAGAAAAAGTATGGAAATAAGCACACCTGTAGTAGATTCAGAACCTTCAGATATTGCTGAAGGGATTGAGATTTACAATAGACACGTAGAGCAATTATCTAATGAGATATCATGTCTATACGCTAAACTTGAGCATGTATTAGGAGAAGCAAGTATGACAGATGAAGCCTGTCCAGAACCTTTAGCCCTTAGGAGCGATTTAGCAAGGGATATCGCGTCGGCAAATGACAGACTATTAGATCAAATGAAGAGAGTAAAAATACTAATTAATAGAGTAGACTTATAAAAAGTATGGAAGATGATAAAACAATGAGTCCTGAAGAGAGAAAGGATTTATTTCAAAAAGAACTAGCGGAGCTAATGTCTAAACATAGCATTGACATTTACCCAGCTAACGTAGTTATGCCAAGCGGCGAAGTTATGCCGATGATTAAGATGGCAGACACACAAGAAGATGAATTAATGGCTACAAATGAAGCCCCAAAAGAAGATGAAGATAAAACTAAAAAGTAATCTATTGTTGATTCGCAAACATAAGAACACTAAATTCTCTGTAGACATGGCTGTAGAAGAGAATGACGAAGACAAAAACTTAATTACAGGAGAAATTCTGGAAAGTCAGAATGACGAGCTTAAAACTGGAGAGACTGTAATTTTCGGAAAGTACGCTTTATTGACACTAACACTACAAGGAGAAAACTTCCATGTATTAGAGGTTGATGACGTACTAGGGACAGCAGACTATAAAGAATAGGTATGTGGTTATTTGAAAAGATAATAACATATAATGAATGTAGAGAACAAATATTCAAAAAACAATACCGTTTTAACCATATTATGTTAAAACTCTACAGACAACATATACAGCCAAGAATATATACCAAAAAAGCATACTATAAGTATGAACATAAGTATGACTATAGGTTTACTGCTAAATAAATATAATATTTAAACGAAAATGTACAAAGACGTAAAGTTCGGAGCTGATGCTCGCGATAAAATACTAAAAGGTGTTAATACAGTAGCAGATGCTGTAGCAACAACACTAGGCCCGCGAGGGATGACTGTGATATTTGAGGAAAACATTTATCCTACAGTGACTAAAGATGGTGTAACCGTTGCTCAACAACTAATGCTTGAAGATAAGTTCGAAAGCATGGGAGCGATGATTGCAAGAGAAGCTGCAGAAAACACAAATAGAGAAGCTGGAGATGGAACAACATCAACAGTAGTACTCTTAAGAGGAATAGCAAATGAGGGCCACAAATATATTGCAGCCGGAATGAATCCTATTCTGATTAAAAGAGGAATGGACGAAGCTTTAAAACAGGCAATTACGCTTGTTAATGAAAGCAAGAAGGAAGTAACTTCACTCGATGAGAAGACGCAAGTAGCGACAATTTCTGCTAACAACGATCCCGAACTAGGGAAGATGATAGCTGAAGTAATCGAGGAAACAGGAACTAATGGAGTTGTTACTGTAACGAATTCAAATTCTATGGAAACAGAGATCGAATACGTTAAAGGAACAAAGCTAGATAGAGGATATGCATCGCATATGTTCATTAGCGATAGAAAGAGACTTTCAGCTGAGATGGATAATCCAACAGTGATCTTAACAACAGATAAGATTAACATGGAGAGCCAATTAGTTGAAATGTTACAGAACATTTTAAAGACAGGAAGTAGAAAACTTATTTTAGTTGCCGGAGCAATCGAAGGCCCAGCGCTAGCATTCTTAACACAAAATCATCTACTTGGCAAATTTACATGTATTCCAGTATCTATGCCATCATTTGGAGATTTCCAAAGAGATCTTTTTTATGACCTAGCAGCAACAACAGGAGCAACTGTTCTTGGTGACGAAGAGTCTACAAAGTTAAAAGATGCTACCATAGATGATTGTGGCACAGTTGATAATGTTATAGTAACAAGAGATTCAACTATTTTCACTGGTGCAACTGGTGATGTTTCGCAAAGAATAGACGAGGTTAACGCCTTGATTGAAAAATATAACGATGCATTTGTCGTTGAGCAATTAAAGAAACGTTTAGGAAGACTTAACGGATCTATTGCCAATGTAAGAGTCGGAGGTGCATCAGAGACAGAACAAACTGAAATTAAGTATAGAATAGAAGACGCTTTGAACTCAACAAAATCAGCTATCGAAGATGGGATTGTTGAGGGCGGTGGAACAGCTTTAGTTAAGGCATCTAGCAAAATGGTTATCCCAGAAGGGCTTAACGATGAATATATTGCTGGATTTAATATAGTTAAAAGAGCTATGTTGATGCCTTGCACACAGATTATGAAGAATGCTGGACTCCCTGCAGATGCTATTGTCGCAAAGGTGAGAGAAGACGGTCTTGGGTATAACGCATTGGTAAATGAATACCAGGACTTATTCGAGAACGGGATTATTGACCCAGTAAGATGTGTCAATAACGAATTAGCTAACGCTGTAGCAACAGCTGGCACATTATTAACATCTAATGTAGCCATAACAACAAAACCAGATGACAGAACTACTAACAACAATTAATTTATTAGCATCATTGGCAATGATTGCCTACATAGTTAATAAGAATTCAGGAGATATAAAGGATATTGTGAGAGAAGTAACGAAAGCTCAATTAGCTAAAGATATGTACGACTATGTCGAAACAATCCCAGAGGATAACGAGGAGGAACCTGAAGAGATGACTGATGAGATAGAAGATATAAATGATGTTGATGAAAAAGTATTGATAAAGCATCTGACGAAAAAATATGAACGTATCGAAAATTAAAATCAAAAAGGTAACACCCCAGAGTGGATTAGTAGGGTTCGCTTCTTGCGTTATAGATGATTCACTTCATCTAGGCAATATAGCAATCTTTACAAGACTGGGGGAAGAAGACAGGATGAGATTAGTATTTCCTATTAAGGAAGCTAATAACAGCAAAATATCAATATTCCATCCCTTAACAGCAGAGCTGTATTACTTATTAGAACAAAAAATTACAGAGAAATATAAAGAAAATGATTAATTTAGAGTATTTAAGATCAAACGATATAGACACTGGCGTCAATCCAGAGGTTGTTAATTTTATTGACAACCTATATACATCTACTTCAGACATGTATTTGAAGCAGCATAAGGATTGGTATATCAGTGATCGTTTTGTTCGTGGCGAGCATTGGATTGTTTATAACAAAACACTTAATAGAGTTCAAACAATACCTATCGCAGAAGGTGAGATCAGAAGGACGATTAATAAAATTAGATCACAAATTAGAGGTGTGAAAAATTTCATTAAACGAAGTCAACCAAGATGGGAAGTACATCCTAACGATGTCACAGATGAAGCGTATAAAGAAGCAGAAGCAAAAAATAAAATTTTGCAAAATATCTATAGGACAAGACAGATT